CCCCATTAGACACCGCGCAGGAAACAATTTGACCCTTTGGCCATTCGGGTTTAAGGCAGGTGGTTTCATAGTCCACGGCCACCCATCCTCCCTTTGCATCTAAGTCCCGCAGGGCTTCATAGACTTCCCGCTCGTCTAATATGATTTCAATTAACTCTTTGAAGTCGGGTAAGGGTTCAATCGTATCTACAAGGGCAAAGGCCGCTCGCAGATGTTCCTTAAACATCCGATCCATAATGGCATTCTTTTGCCGGAGCAAATAGGCCGGGGTATAAGTTGGGCAGACCCAGAAGGAGCGCAAAGGAATTTGCCACCCCGTCCAACGATCCATTGTAGCACCGATGTCTTTCCAGCTACCCCGTAAGACACTGTCAAGTCCGGCCCGACCTAAAGTAATAACGATGCGGGGCTTGAGTTTGGTTAGGGTGGCTGTTAAGTTGGGTCGGCAGTAGCCGATTTGCTTGCTGTCGGGAAACTTGTGTCCGGGATAGCAAATAAGGGCATTTGTTGTCCAAGTGTCAATGTCCAGGTCAATACCAATAGCGTCTAAGGTTTCCCGGAGGAACAAACCCTCTTGGCCAATAAAGAGCCGGCCTCGCTCGTCCTCCGTTTCCCCGGGAGCTTCCCCCACAATCAGAACTCGTTTTTCCCCGGATCCGCCGTAGGGTAGTTTGGGCGATTGGCAGTTCTTGTAGAGTTGACATTTTCCACATTGGGGAATTAGACCCGTGGGCTTTTCGCGCTGGACAATGGATGATGAGAAGAATCCCCTCATTTGATATTTCCATGTGCCTTATCCACAGCCGCTTTGAGTTTAGCAAATATCTCCGGGCTGAGTTCCTCAACAATCTTTTCCATGCGTTCAAATTCGAGCTTGTGTGGTATGCAGATATATGCTAACCCTCCCTCCCCGTCGTCTATTTCGTAAGCAGCATTGATTTTGCATTCACCTCCACCGACAAAACAACCATGGGCTTCTCCGGGATTTAATAAACGGTCCGGCATATTGGTTTTATTCGTCCTCAGCCGCAGTCTTGCGTTTCTTCTTGGGTGCTTCTTCCGCTTCCGCTTCTTCCTTATCCTTCTTGCGGCCGAGAACGGTGACATAACTCCAAGTCCCGCCCGTGACTTTGAGCTTGTCCTGGTTAATGGTAGCGTCGGAATGTTTGTCGCTGATATGCTTGAGTAACTCCGGGGAGATTACGAATTCCAAGGGCGGTCCGTGGTAAGCGGCTTTTTTCACTTCTTTATACCAGCCTGTGAGTCCTTCCCCGGATATGCGGATCTGTCCTTCCCGGAGCTTAATTGTCATCAACGGGTCGCCTGCTTTGTCAGCCGCAAAGACGCTCGCACGGTCACTTGCCTCGGACAAGCCTTTAGGGATGACAATCGGATGACCTTTAATGGCGAGGATAGCGTCCAAATCGGGGTAGTCTTCAACGTAACGGCGGCAGGAGTAAACGAGGCCGGATTGATTGCGGAAATGAATCCAGGACTCAGTGAGGGAAATTTTATCCATCGCCAGCGAAGTCAATTGTTGCAATGAGGTTCCCCGGACGAGCACGGGCTCCTTGAGCTTTGTGTCCAACTCAAAACGCATGATCTGCATATTGTCGCAGTTATGCGTGACAATCCCATCCCCAATGTAAGTGTGACTACGTTCTACCGTCATGGAATACACAGGACCTTGGTAGGTTTCATACGAAACGCTTATTTCTCTCCAAACTAAATCACTATTTAGCATCTCCATTCCTGCTTCTAAATTGCAGGCTCTCATTTTCATTTCCATTTGTTTGGTCATGGACTCACGGGAGCCTCCACCTTCCCGTCGTATAACAAACGGATGCAGAATACTCTTTCGATAATGAGTAAGGCATTTTTCCGCCCGTTCCAGGTTATCTCCAAATCTTTTCCAGAAAAGATCACACGTCTTTTGATCTCCGGATCGTATTTCTCCGGGACGAATACGAAACAACATGTCCGGGATTCCAAATTCCGAGCAAATAATACGTTCTTCTACCAGGGCTTCTTGTTGTGTGCCACATACCTTTAAGATCCAACAACAATCAGCTTGCTGTTTACTCATACGTTGCCGCACATCAGCAAAACCATTCTGAGAGTTATTCCATTTCTTACTCCATTTTCTAGGACCTGTCACCCCTACTCGGAATTTATTTCCTTTACGTTGCAGGTAGACAATATGCTTCCCATGAAAGCAATTTCCCAACCGAACGATACAGTGATGATCGGGTGTGTATTTTGTTTTATTTCCACCTGCTTGCACCCGAACTAGCTCTCCGGAGAAATCGCGTTTTGAGGTGTCCGTAACTTTATGCTTAACAATCGTTCGCCTTGACGGTGCTTGGATCTGGAAGTTGTAACAATTCACAAACATCCCTTTCTCAATGTCTTCAATAGCAACACAACCACCTTCAGTCCAAACGTCTGTCCCAGGAGGCTGGCACGCTTCGATGTGGGTCGGTGCAATGTGGATGCAAGTGAGGAGGAACTTGTTTTCATCCTTGCTAACACAATACTGAACTAACCCCACTGCTTCGGTAAATTCGGGGGGTAAGGATTTCCACTTCTCTGGCACTTCTACGCGGTCAATCGGAAGGAAGATTTCCGCGTCCTTGACAATACCAAAGGCTTTCTTCTTCCCCCGGAATTCGAGTTCGCCCTTTTCGTTTTCTTGGACTTCGAGCTCGGGCTCCGTCAGCTTTTCCAGGATAGCCATTAACGCGGCCGCCTGGACGGCGCCTGTGATGCCTTTGAGACAAGTGGGTTTACGGCAGGCCACTTCGTCATTGAATGTGATTACATGGTCGTCTTGAAAGACGACGCAACTGCTTTGTTCAATGAACTCGCGGGGGGAGACACCTGCTTTAACCATCTGGAGATCTCCGATCAGTTCTTCACGTTGGATTTGCATTTTTGTTTTTCTTTGTTTTCTTACATTTAAGGAAAGCTTTGAACCGGTTGCTGGTTCCACACTTCTTGATGTCATAAAATGTGAGCATGACACGGGGACTGCGCTTCGCTACTAATGTCTCGGGGACTGAATCGAGACCACTTCCGCCGCTAAAATAGATTTTCATTGTGGGTTGATGGCCTGCTTCACCTCGTCCAAAACCTTTTGCAGTTCCGGCCGGATTGGTGCGGGTGCTAGGTTAGCTTCTGCCGCATGACGATCCGCTATCCGGACTATCCGGACTCGTTTCATTGCCCGCTTTTGCGCTTTGTTGGGTTTGTTAATTCGATCAGGATTGATCACCGATCCGTTTTCTTGGACGGTGTAACGATCCCCGGATCCAGGAAAAGCCCACGTCTTGTTCTTCTCCCGGGCAGCCGAACCGGTATAAATAGCCGCATATTGGCGGTCTTTCATGTCTTTGTTCATGTGATTAGTCCGAAACCTTTTTTGTATTTGATCCCGTCCCGCAAGGCTATCTTCGGGGAGAGAGGCCACGGCCACTTGGGTAGGGTGTCTTGCAAGTTTAAGAAGTAGTGCAGATTCGCCGTAGAACGGGATTCGTGTGACGACACAACACCCCGAACCAATTCGTTGCCTTCTTTGTCCACTTCCCCCAAGGGCACTTTCGTGTGTTGTAGCCATCGCATTACATTATCTTTGATGGAAGTCATACTGTTGTCGAGGTGCTTGTAACGATCCGCTTTGAAAGGAGAGCGCCACGACATATTGACGACAAGCGGCTGCCGATCGTAGCGGAAACATTTTTTGGTTTCGCTCCAGCGGGGCAAGATGATCCAACCATAGGCGGAGTATTTTACCCAAGAAGTGGAATCGACGCAATTACCCGTCACATAAACATGACCTTTACAACGGGTAAAAAAAGCACCGCTAGGAACGGTGACGCACCACACCTTTCCGTTGTATTTCTTTTGTTTAGTTTTTAGCTGACGGGAATATACCCAAGGAACTGAAGACGACCGGACGTGCTTCATGTCACTCCCACTTACACTGTCATATTGACTCGTGGAGTAGCCCGCTAAGATCATTGCAATCCGAAAAGCCTCTAATCCTTTTCCTTTTTTCTGACTGAATACAAAAGACTTTTCTCGAACAAGACGCCCATCTGTTCCATCTCCATTAACAGCCGTGTTGAGGAACAAGTCCAGCTGGGTCAAAGTGAGTTCCTGAATAAAGGGTAAAGGAAGATTTTTGCTTGGACCCACTAGATGAGTAGCTTTTTCAGCAACATCCCCCCGCAATTCAAATTGGACCATCCCGGGATGACTTTTGCATCGGCTTTCATTCCAATTACCTTTTGTCCGTTCCAAAAGGTTTCGGATAGACTTTACCTTTTCCGGATTAGACTTTTCGGATTGATAAATTACAATGCTAGGTGTTCTTCCCTTTTGTTTTTTCAAAGATCCATCTGTCCATAACCATGCAATCAATTCCACTAACTCATCACTATGTTGTTTTTGCGTTGGGGCTTGGACATATTGCGCCCGACGTGGGATGCGTAAATCCTTTTTTGAAGATGCTAATTCCGGAGACGTCACCCAATGATCTTTTCCATATCTGTCATAAACGAGCCAACGGTGATCTGAAGTAACTTCCGCATGAAAATTGCGATTGTCAAAATGATACAGAGGTTCATTCTCCATCTCAAATACTGGAATTCGCGTAACTTGCTCCCATTGGGACTTTCCTCCCTTGTAGGCCAGGATAGTGTCCCCTATTTGAAGCTCCATCCTTCCTTTCCATCCATCCCTCGTCAGAACTTCGTGCTCATCTGTCATGCAATACCAGGGCCAACGGATCATATACTCCCAGGCCGTTAGCGCAAAGCCGTGGACCCGGATAATGGGTTTGTAATCGTTAGATTTAGGGCAAATGTGGATGAACACTTCATCGGTCCATCGGATCAATTCGTCACGGGCAATCTTGCGGGCATAACCACCCAGACCCACAATGTCATAGCCGTGGGCAATGTAGCGTTCGACCCATTTTAACTCGGAGCCATGATGAATAACGGGAACGAGGCGCAATCCGTGTTCCTCTTCGAAGAACCGTTGAATGTCCCAAGTAATTTGAGGACTGCCGATAGCGTCGATGTTAGCAAATAGTTCCAGCTGGTCCTTAAACTTGTGGACGAAGCTGGCGTAAGAGTCGCAATACTTCCGGAACGGAGAGCCTTGCTTCAGATCGTAATAAGAGAAGTCGCCCTGTCCCCCGCGGATAAAGGGCTCGTCTAAAAGCCGGCCGTGTTTACCCATGCGTTCGGCTTTCTTCCCTTGTTTTAGGACATGGAGCCGACATAAAGCCCAAGCGCCACTATCTAAAAATATATCCTCGCAATAAGTTTCCTTGCTCATATAGAACCTTTCCTCACACGATCTTTAGCATTCTGTGATTTGGTGTTCCAGCTTAGGTTATTTAGACGACAGTTGGTTCGATTGTAATCTGGAAAGTGCCGAGTCTCCATTCCTTCTGGGCAAGGACCGACAAAAGCTTCTAGAACCAATCTATGTAAGAACACATATTTCCGCTTTTTGTCTTGTGTGTTGAATCTAATCCGCAAATACCCATCATGTGTTTTTACCGGAGCCACAATTTTCCATTCTCCATGATGTTTGCTGCTCGTGGCTGATCTAGACCAAACTACTCCTTGATCTGTTACAGCATAACGCCCTTCATAACCAGGTATAAATTTTGCTCCTGAGGGAAGTGGATCACTTCCGAAAACAAGTCGGACAAGCCGATGAACATAATGCGGCTTGATCTTTCCATCCTTACAAAGAGACACTTGGCCTACCATGCAACGAGACCTCTTATGAAAGAAAGGCTTTAATCGCTTCCATGAACCGTGAGCTTGGGACAGGACAACACCACAGGAAGAAACTTTATATCTTCCTCCGTAGCCAGGTATGAGTTTTGTCTTCACCCGATAACGATACATAGACTCTACCCCTTTGTCCATAAAAATAAACGAGTCCATAAACACATCTTCGGTGTAAATTGTTCTTTCCATGCTATTATTTACCGTTTTCGTGCCGAGCCAATTCCACCAAAGAAAAGAACTCCGTACGGGCTGCCGCATTAGTTCGGAACACTCCCCGCATGGCACTGGTTACCATCACGGATTGATGCTTCCGGACACCGCGGCACGCCATGCAAAGATGCTTGGCTTGAAGCACCACGGCAACTCCTCGAGGCTTCAGATGTGTTTCCAGTGCATCCGCAATCTGGACGGTCATCTGTTCTTGGATCTGTAGTCGCTGGGCAAAGCAATCGACCAGCCGGGCAAGCTTGGACAGCCCCACCACCCGGGCATCATTCTCTTGGGGCAGATAAGCCACATGAGCCCGGCCAATAAACGGCAAAAGATGGTGTTCACAGGTGCTATTGAATTCGATCCAAGGACAACCCACAATTTCATCGTAGCCTTTAGAAGGAAAGTCCCGCTCCAGAATTTTAGCCGGATCTTGGGAATAACCTACGGTCATCTCTTTCCAAGCTTTCAGCACCCGCTTGGGGGTATCTATAAGCCCTTCCCGTGTTGGATCTTCCCCGATGTGTTGTAGGAGCCGGATAACAATGTCATCGGCGGAGGTGTCCTTCCCTTCCTGCTCTTGTTCCCAAGGGAATACGACCCAAGGCCGAGGTTCCGGTAATTCCATGAAATCCGTTAAGGCATAGAAAGGCTTCCCGTATTTTTCCATATACCTTATTTTGGTGGTCCCACTGTCCACAATATCATCCACAATTATGTCGGCTTGTTCCGGTTTATCCACAAGGAGAAGATTGTCCATCAAACTTAATAAAAGGTAGGCAACAGGAATACCCCCTCGCGGCACCCCATACATACGATAGACACCAAATCCTCCAGGGACAGTGGTATTGTGAGCGATATGTTCTGCCATATGACCAGCAGCCATCAGACAGTCTTTCTGCGTAAGAAGAAGCTTTATCATATATTAAAAACCTTTTTTGGGATTGCCCCCGAGTGGAACAAGGGGACGAGAGCGGGAGTCTTGTTTGTCCACCGAGTAAAGCTTGTGAAGCTGCCAGCCCGCTCGGAAGTCGTCCACGTTTTCTTTTGACTTAACCGTTTCCCCAATAACCCGTAAAACAAATTCATTGGTGTGTTGGCTCCATTCCGGGTGTAGCCAGATGGGGCAGCGGCGATGAGTCTGCAATCCCATCTCAATTAAGCTTTGATAGTAAAAATGAATATCGCCAACCGCATCAGCCCCAACAATGATTTTGAACTCGTTGGCTTTGGCGATGTTTTCGGGCAAGGGCATCTTCCACTTCTTCGGGGAGAGTGTTATCCAATCAAAGACACCTTTCAGCGGGAAAGCTCCGCTTGTTTCCAAATGGACAAAGAATCCGTTTGCCCGCAGTCGCATCGTCAATTCGGTTAGGTCGTGGATAGCCGGCTCTCCGCCCGTAATCACTACGATGCTGGCCCCGCTATTTGACATCATAACCAAATTTAAGAGCTCGTTTGCGGTTTGGCGTTGAATGTCTTTCGGGATATACTTCGGATGCCAGGTGCCCGCACTGTCGCAGAAGTCGCATTTCACCGGACAGCCAAAAGTCCGGATGAAGAAAGCGGGCTTGCCCATGTGAACCCCTTCCCCTTGGAAAGTCGAAAAGACTTCGTGAATAGGTAAAGTGTTCATGGAGTGAAGCGGCAAAAGCTAGTGCAGGTTTCATCAATCTCGATAGCTACTAGCAAGGGAATCTGCGGCTTGAGGTAATGATATAACCAAGTGGCAATCAGTTCACTGGTGGGGTTTTCCATTTTGAGCGTCTCGTTCAGATAATGGTGATCAAGGAATGTTTCCACCACGGGTTTGACGATGGCGGAGAGGTCGGCATAGTCCATTAACATGCCGCTCTTAGAGCCTTGCACCTGGAGAACATCGCCCTCCACCACCACCCGCATCTTGAACGAGTGTCCGTGAAGGCGCCGGCACTTCCCATCATGAAGCGGCAGCATGTGGGCCGCCTCAAAAGTGTATTCTTTCCTTAATTGGATTTTCATCATTAGGACTTTCCTTTTTTCTTTAGGGTTATGAACTCCTGGGTTTCAGCTGCGATAGTGAGCCGGTCATAGAGTTCTTTGAAACGGTCAGGGATCTTCTCTATCGGAAAACGGCCCGGCACTTCCCGGGCAAATTCTTGCAGCTTGTCTTCATCCCAGTGCTGGGCGTCCTTAAAGCCCAGTTGGTATAAGAATTTGGTAACGTCTGCATGTTTCAGGATCATGTTAGTGTATTATCTAAGAGTTCACAATGTAGATATAATCGCGGGGCAAGCAAGCCCTAAACAGCCTGCGGTGTAAACGACTTCATGGTCCGCCCAACCTCCTTCCCGCAGGAACACCCAATTCAAACGGTAAATCCCTTGAGTCTTTTCTTCTGAGGTCTGATTGATCCCTAGCATCCCCGTAACGTGTGCATTCTTGCGCTTGTCTTCGCTGAAGTCAGACTTGCGTATAACAGAATTAGCGTAGGCGCTGGCGGCCGCTTGTGTTGCGGTGACAAACAAAAGATGCCAGTCAGACGAAATCCGCCGCATTACCTTCCAGGACTCATTAACTTGATGCCGATAGTCCATGTTCTTGGTGGAAGGCTCTGGAGCTAAGTTGTCCGCATAGTCCACGACTACGACGTCGGGTATCCATCCGCCGTTGCAAAAGATCCGCACGTCCCGCTCAATATCACTAGCCGTAAGTGAACTAGGCCCGACGCACTTGATCTTCAAACGGGACTCATGCGATCCGGTCTTTTGTAGCAAAGCTTGCATGGTGCGGACTGCTTCGGGGAAAGATACAGGTTCCGCATAAGATCGCGGGTCTATGTCCAGCACAACCCCTTTCTCTTTGCGGGTAATCTTGATGGGACGATTTACGGATCCGGCTCGTAAAGGACGGCGAATAGCCCGGGTAACCATGCGACGGATGACCTGCTTCTCGCTCATGTCTCCGACCACATAGTAAAGAACCCGCCGCCGTTGCAGCATGGCTTGCCACACCGTTTCCAGGAGCCAGTAGGACTTCCCCCGCTTCTCCGGCCCAACGAAAGAGATGAAAGCATCCCGTTCAAAGTAAGGCGAGAGAAACGTCCCTAGATCACCACGCCAGTGGACGATGGGCTGGCTATCGGAGTTCTGCAAAGCATCTAGCACGACTTTGGATTTTGTAGGATCAATCCAATCGGAAGCGGAAAAAGCTACACCGGAATAACCGGACATTCGGGCTTCGGCAGACTCAACATCATCCTTATCCAAATCAGATTCCATTTCTTGAACAGTCCGCTCGAGCTTTACTTTGCGGAAATAGCGGGAGGCCAAATCTATCAGGAAAGCTTTGTTTACTTCGTCCGCTTTATCCGCGAACTCCTCGGATAATCCTACCAGGAAGGTTTCAATGATCTCCACGGACTCTCGTCGCGGGAAGTGGCCGCATAGGCGGTAAACAAACTGCGGACGGCTTTGCGGGGTGCTTTCTGATAAGCGTGGAAATGCTCCAGGCACCAACCCGCGATCACGTTACTCCATTTGGAGCGGAAAGGTTTTTTGTTACCCGAAAGATGCAGAGTAATCTGTTCCAATACCGGAGTATGGAGGATCATTGCAGCGAGGAGCGTTCGCTCGTCGTCGGCCTTATACTTGCGGGAAACTTTTACCATGTATCCTTTATTTTGGAGTTATGTTTATGGAATACGGCTTCAACTTCCGGTGCATCGGAGGACTCCCCGTTGGACTTAAAATGACGGGACCGGGCTTTTTCGATTTGGCGGAACTTCAAACAAAACATGGGGAGATTAGAACATTCTGGTATAAATTCCCCGTCAATGTTGTCCTTATACCAATCAAGAACTTTTACAAACCGGGATTGGTCGCCCTGTAGCTGGTCCCTAATAAATGATGTCAGGATCAGGGTCCATCGTTTTTGTATAATATGGTCAGGGTAGTGCTTCCCGGTGCGTTCTTTGACTAATTGGCGGAAGTCTTTACATAGTTGAAATACCCTGCCCTCCCTAATATCCATCCCTGGCGCCACAGGCGCAGGGAATAGTTTATTATTTTTATACAGTAACGACGATTCGTCGTCGGATACCCCGGGTATCCGTCGTCGGATACCCCCCTCTCCGTCGTCGGATACCCCTCCCGCTACCCAAATGGTTCTGTAAGTGCCCTTGTTTTCTACTCGTTTAATTTTGATCTGCAAAAGCCCTAATTCTTCCATTCGGGACAGACTTTGGCTAACCCAAGAAGAAGAACGATTGATCCAGGTTCCTAGGGCTTTATTAGATACCCAGGCACCTTTACCCTCCCGGCATAAACTGGTGATTCTTCCAAGTAAAATGAATTCTGCCCAGGAGATGATTTGTTTTTCCGCCAGTCTCACCACAGCAATAGGAAACCACCATCCCTGAATATGCTCCCGGGGATCTTCTTTTATTTCTGTTTGTTCTTCTTTCATGGTTTTATTGTCTAAATTCCCCCAGGCGTGCAATCCGACGTAGCTGTCGCACAGATTTGTCCCCCATTTTCCCCGGATCCTCTGCATCACATTCAAGGATGGTTGTTTCCCCGGGAAAGGCTGCTAGTTGCTCGGCCAGGTCTCGCGCTTGCTTCTGGGCCGTGGGTTCATTATCAAATAAGATATAGCGATAAGGGTAACGGGAAAGCTTCCGCACTTGCGGGGTCGTGAACGCGGTTCCAAACAAAGCACCTGCTCCGGGACCAATACGCCAAGCATCTGTCGGACCCTCCACCACGACGATTGTATGTCGTGCGAGGTCGCTGCCGTAAATGCAATGTTTATGCGGGATTGCCTCGGCAATAGCCGCGGCGCTGACATAGCGTTGGCCGCGATCCCCGATTGCCCGCGTTGTCCAAGATACCCGCTTGCCTTTTTCCACTACGGGAATATAGATCCTCCAGGCTAGTTCAGGCGACAATCCAATGCCTTCTAACTCCCAAATGCGGGTGAGTTCTTCGGGGTCAAATTTACGGTCGCGGAGATAGGTGCGATGGGCTTTCTTTAAGGGGCCACGGTCCCGGGGTTCAATAAGCCTTCCCACGGGACGGGAAGCCATTTCAGGAATCTCTAAATCCTGGAAGAACTCAGCAATCTGTTTCCGATCCGCCCCAAGGGATTGCAGGACAAAGACCGTCTTCATGCCGCCGCACCGCCAGCAAACAAAGTAACGCCCCGCTAAGTTAAAACCTAGATGGTAGTTATCGGATTGGCAGCCAGGGCAGTTTTTGAGCTGGAGCCAGTCGGCCCGCGTGTGGTGATGATCTCCCGCGTTAGCAAACTCGACACCCAGGGCCGTAAAGAAATCAACTGCGTCCACAGTGGGTTATTCTTCGGCTTGATCGTTGTCTTCAAATCCCGGAATGATGCCTTCATTCTTGACGTAGAAACGCAGCAAGCGGATGACTGCGTCCCGCATTGATTCGCCGGTTTTGCCTTTAGCGGCACAAGCGGCTTTGAAGTTTCGCTTGGTGCTTTTGGGGACACAATCCACAAACAACACCCCGCGATGGGTTTGTAAACTCTTGTCTTTGGAAGCGATCGAAATCTTAGATTTGATCTGCCCCAACTTGTAACGCTTTATTTCTTCACTCATGATTTTAATTGCTCAATTAGTTCGCTAAAAATGTCAAAATCACCACCAGACTTCCGGCCATCTAACACGGCGTCTAGGATCTTGGCTTTCCGTTGGTGAATGTTTATTTGCTTTTCTTCGATCGTTCCCTTTGCTATCAGGTAGTGGATCAAAGAAACTTTGTCTTGCCCGATGCGATGGATCCGATCCTCGCCTTGTAAGGCTTCTCCGGGCGTCCAGGGAAAGTCTAAGGCCGCTACATTATTGGCAGCCGTTAATGTCAACCCAACTCCGGCGGCAATCCAGTTGCCTAAGAATAAATCTTTTTTGCGGTGAGAGCGGAATTGGCGAACGGACTCCTCCCGCTTGCGTCCGGTCACGCGGCCATCCACCACCACACAACGGTCGGGAAACTTAGCCCGTAAGTGGTCAATGACAAAGGTGTGCATGGTAAATGCCACCAGCTTTTCCCCGGGGTTCGCTTCAAAGAAGTCCGATATCCAGCGGGTGGTCCAGCTTAACTTTAACTGCGCGGCGAGCCGCACTAGATAACCAATCTTCACAAGAGCTTCGGCTTTTCCTGCCCGCTTTGCTTTGCCCGTGTTTATTTTCCCCAGCCACCGAATGAAGTTGTTTTCAGCCTCGTGGTAAGTTTTTTGATCGGAGTCCTTGAGTTGGAAGCAAACAAACTTTCGGCGTTTGGGTGGAAGTTGAGGTAGAACGTCTTTCTTGAGGCGTCGGATCATACATTCCGATCGGAGTATGCCGTGAAGCTCCTTTAAGTGGGTCGCACCATCAAAGCGCCAGCCGTAGAAAGCCCAGCGGGGCTTGCAATAACGCCAGGCAAACTTGCTCATGTCCGGAAATAAGTCGGGGCGGACTGCTCTAAGGATGGGCCACAGTTCGATGGGACGGTTCGTGAGCGGTGTTCCGCTTAGGGCTAAAACCGACTTGGCATTCTTAGCTAGGCGGAGCGAGTGTTTTGTCCGTTTCGCTTTAAGGGATTTGATAAACTGACACTCATCGAACACAACGCATTGCGGTCGTTCCTCCAACAGCAACGGCAGCCAACTTCCCAAGATGTCGTAGTTAAGAATGACAATCGGGCCCGGCATAACATCCTCTCCGTCCCAGTTACCCTCTAGGACTTCCGCCCGCATATTGAGATGGAGCAGGGCTTCGGCTTGCCAGGTGTATTTGAGGGAGGCGGGGCAGACAATAACCACAGGTCGGCACTTTTTGATACGGGAGATCCAGTAGAGC